GGTGGCCCAAAAGGTAGTAAAACTCAAGCCTATAGAGATTATCAGTCGTATATTCAACAAAGAAGAGTAAAGATTCCTAATCCTGAGTTCTTAACAGGATATGCAGCTAAGTGTGTTAACAAATGGATAAGAGAACATATAGAGTTACAATACGTTATGGATGCAGCTAATAAAACAGAAAGGATAGCAGCACCTGATGGAAAACATGATGATTACTGTGATAGTAGTGTTATTGCTTTACATGCTACACTTACAATGCTTCCAGCGTCTGCTGGTGGTTCGTTTGGTGGAGGTAATGTTTCTCAGAATAGAGCGGCTGGAAAACACATGTCAAATAGAAGCGCAGCGCCCTTTGCACGTGTAAAAAGAAGAAATATGCGCCTAAATAAACCAAATCTAGGTAATATATAACAAAAGCTTTATATACTATATTATATTAATATTAAATAGCCATGTCGTTGATAGATAATATTAGGCGACGTTTTGCAACCACAGGAAGCAATCCGCCGTTTAAAAAAGATGACCCACGTAGTTTCGGTGCGGGTATTATAAAACGCATCAAATTACAGAGACAAGGGGGCTACCAGATAAAGGATTATGAATCCCATATAGGTAACAATAGAACTTATATGAATGTATATTTGTCTGACCCAATAGTTCGAGGATTAATCGACCTTCCTTGTTTTTACGCAGTCAAAGATAATTTTGATATAGTAACTGAACATGACGACTTAAGACAAGAAGTGGAAGAAATGTTTAGGGATATAAATATAGAGCAGACTCTATATGCGTGGGTAAGGAATGCACGTATTTTTGGAACAGGATATATGGAGTGGACAGGCGACAATTTAGTCGTAAGGTCTTCTCAGAATATGTATGTGCAACGCGACGAACATGGACAAATAATGTATTATTATCAAGATACAGGCGCTGATAAAGAAAATGTTAGATTTGAAGCCGATGAGATAATAGAACTTAAAAATAATGAATTTGATGACTATGCTTATGGATTAAGCGATATTCATCCTATTCTCTATTTAGTAGATTTAAAAGATTATGCAGAGCGAGACATAGGAGCTGCTCTAAATAAATATGCTACATCACGTTTTGATATATCATGTGGTCTACCAGATATGCCATATGGTCCAGATAAAATTAATGAGATAGTTAGTGCTTTTAATGGATTAGAGCCCGGTGAAGATATTATTCATGGTAACGATATAGTTATCAAAGAATTGCAGGGCACACAAAGAGCATTCGAATATGGTAAATATACCGATGATATATTAGACAAAATCCACATGGCGCTTAAAGTGCCAAGGACAATGTGGACTGACCCAGAAAAGGCTCGACCTATTTTTGAGCCTTATGTTAGATACTTACAAACAATGATTGAAGGAGCCCTAAATGCTCAGCTATTACCACAATTAGAAAGTGGTGAAGCTAAGTTTAAGTTTAGGCAAATCAATGTAGAAGATGCGTTTACTAAAGCAAAGACTGATATGATTTATCTGTCTGAAGGAGTGTTGTCGCCCGGTGAAGTAAGGGAAGAGAGAGGTCTTGACCCTGAAGGGGCAGAAGTGTTAGAGAATCAAGTAGAAGAAATAACTACAGAAGGAAGAGCTGAAGTTAAACCTACTAAGAGTAGTAAGAACGCAAATGTATCTGGTGGAAAGGATACAGATAAAAAGGAAGAAAGTGCGAGAGCACAAAACCGAGGCAACAAGCCGTCCGCAAACGCAACGGGAGATAGAAAATGACATACGACAAATGTGTAACGACTGTTAGCAAAACGCTAGAAAATCGTGGTTTTGATAATCACACCGAGAAAGCTCAGAATATGTGTAGTATTTGGGCTGAGGAAAATGGCGTAGAGCGGGAATTCGGAAGGACAACCCCCAAAGAACCAGTTCGTAGGTCATTTGCATTAACTGTTGAAGATAGTGCGGATTTTACACTTACAGAGAGCGACGGGGTAACCACCGTGGAATTTCCCGTAATCGCCATTACGTCCGGCCCTCATGAATATGAGGCAGATGGGCAAGAACAAAAAGTTTATATTGAGGGAAGTATGCTGGAGGACAGTCTAGAGAAATTCAGCGAACTCCCCATTTATATAGACCATCAACGAACAGCTGAGGATTTAATCGGCATGGCTACTGAGCCTGAGCTAATCAAGATGGATAACGGAAAGACAGCAGTGAAAATGTTGGCCACCATTAATAATACACATGGTAGAGGTCAAGAAGCAATGGATAAAGTGAAAGACGGGGACATGACACATGTAAGCATCGATTGGTTTTCAAACGATGTAGATGTGATGGGCGATACATTCGCCACTAAAATACGTCCCACGGAGGTAAGTTTTATCGATAATAAATCGATGGACCCCGTCTGTAAAGAATGTACAATAGAAACGGAATGTGAATTACATGTTAAGGATGACGACCATGACTGCGGTTGTGGTGGTGAACACACAGCATGTGAATGTGAAGACGGGAAAACAGAGGTAGAAATTATGACTGAAGAAGTTAAAGAAACCAACGTGAAATCCGATGCAGAGAACATTGTCGAGCGCGAGTTCGCGTCACTGCGTACAATGCTAGAAGAGGCAGAAGCTTCCAAAAAGGAAATCGAGAAACAGTACAAGGATGCTCTAAAACAATTAGAGAAGTTCCAAGAAGCTGAAGAAAAGAGAACCGCAGAAGAAGCAGAAGCTAGAAAACTAGCAGCAGTTGATGCAATCATATCCAAAGAACTCTTATTTGGTACTATACCAGAAGAGAACAAGGATGCTCGTGTAGAGGAACTCTCCGCATGGGATGAGATGAAGCTGACTGGATTCAGCGAGGCTTTGGCAGCAATACCAGAACCTCAAGCAGACGTCGAGCGCTCATTCGGAAAAGGCAAAGCACCAGAAGGTGCACCAGTTGCTGAAACCGAAAGAGAATTCGCCGTAAAGATGGTCAATGGTAGAATTACCCTTGACAAGAATATCCTCAAGGATATTAAGGAGAACTAAAAATGGCAACAGAGATTTTAGTTAATGATGGTGGTGCACCAGCAAGGATTATTCCTTTCACAGCTGGTAGCGCAATAACCGCAGGATATGCCCTTCAAATGGGTGGAGATGGAGAAGTAGACACAATAGCATCAGCAGATAATGTTATGCCTGTTGGAGTCGCTTTTACTGACGCCGCATCTGGAAACATAGCAAGCGTAATAACAGGAAAAGGTATTGTATTAAACATGTACGTATCTGGAACTGTAGGAAGAGGAGACGGTGTAGCTACATTAGCTGACGGTAACCTTGGACAAGCAAGCGCTTCATCCGTCGCTGTAGGAACCTACATCGACCCAAGCGGTGCGCACTCAGGTGCAGCCTCATTACAATTGGTCCTGTGGGGTTAAATACTTAGGAGAAGATTAACATGGTTGATGCAACACCCGGTATACTAACAACCCTGAACACAGGGTCCGTCAACGGCGGACTCGGTGAAAGAGTATTGATTGATTATAAAGACGCAATAATGGACTACAAGGTCACAGACCTTCCAGTAATGCAATTCTTTGCAGAATCAATGACTACTGACACAGGGGGTAATATTGATATTACTTTGAACAGACCTAGCATGAAGCTAGAACAAATTGACGAGGGAACCACCCCGCAATACCAACACACAAAGCTACGCTCCGAGCGTATCTCTGTGAAAGAATGGGGTATAGCAGTAGGTGTAACCCGCAGAATGATTGAAGATTCAAGATTCAACGAAGTAGAAATGGCTTTGAATGAAGCTCGAAGAGCTGTAGACAGACACATGACAGACAATGTTGTGAAAGTCGTCTTCGGTGCTCACGCAGCTAACTCAACATTTGGAACCATCCAAATCGACGAAACTACAGCAGAATCAGCAATCACCACTTTCGCAAGCAATCCATACTCTGGATTCTACGGAACTGGAATCGTAGCCGCAGACATTGACAGCGGAAGTTCACGTGTAAACTCTTATGGTAACGAAAGTTCCACAAGATTAATACGAAACTCCTACGTTCGTGCAGCTGGCGACACTGCTGGAAACCTCGCTCTTTCTGACATAACACAAGGAATTGACAGAGTAGGTGCACGTGGATACACTGCAACTCACTTGTTCATTTCCCCAGCTCACTACAAGTCCTTATTGGACCTCGGTGACTTCGTAACTGCTTTCACAGCAGGACAAGGAGAAGCTGGTGCAGCTCAAAACCCAACGACCGCTGCTATGATGCCCGGTTCACCAGTCTCTGAGACTGCAAGAACAGGAGTCGTAGGAAGCATCTACGGTTTAACAGTTGTTGTAAACGCATGGGTTCCTTCAACTCGATTCGCAGTATTCGATTTGGGAACTAAACCTATGGTTTATGTAGAAAGAAGACCATTGACAGTTGAAGAAGCAAATCCCGGATTTGGAATTGTTGGTTCATACATGTCTATGAGATACGGTTTGAAGATTATACGCCCAGAAGTTGGATGTATTTTCATCAACGGTGCTTCAGGTTAGATACTTAGTTTAGATTATTGTTTAATTAAATTAAGATAGGCTCGGAGGGAGCCTTAATCCCTCCACTATATATTTTCACATGTTCCTTGTGAGGAGTTCCAATGCCCAGTAGACAATTAAGAAAAGAATTACAAAGTAGAGAAATCGGAACCGCAACCAAGAATTGGGTCTTGTCTAAAGTTCAATCAGGCAGTCAAGGGACTCAAGGTGCTTTGGGTGCACAAGGGGCACAGGGTGCACAAGGAACTGATGGAGCTACTGCATCTCAAGGAGCTGTAGGAACACAAGGTACTACTGGTACTACAGGAACACAAGGAACTGCTGGTAGTCAAGGTTCTCAAGGAACTACAGGAATTCAAGGTTCTCAAGGAGCTACTGGTACTCAAGGAACGACAGGAACGCAAGGAACGACAGGAACGCAAGGAACGCAAGGAATTCAAGGAACGCAAGGAAAGCAAGGTCTTTTTGGTGGTAATAGCCAAGAATTTAATTACAGCAGTTTTGACATTACTGCTGGCTCACCGGGGTCAACTAATTTTGGATTTAATCTAGCATTACCCGGTGGAGGAGGTGTACCTAATTACGCTTTAATTTCTAAAGTAGGGATTTCAGATTTCGATATTAATTCTGTTGATGTTAGTGCATGGAATGATGCTTTAGATGATGGTGATAGCAGTACACGCGGTCATTTAAGAATATTTAAAACAGATGATTCTACTAAATGGGTAGACTTAGATATAACTGGTGCTAATGTAGGTGGAGGAACAGGAGTATCAGCCTACGAAGAAGTCCAAGTTCAGTATGTAGACCATAATGGTAGTTTTTCTAATGGTGATGATTGTGTAATTACTTTTGTTCAAACTGGAGATAAAGGTTCTCAAGGAGCTGTAGGCACACAAGGTACAAATGGTACACAAGGGGCCACAGGAACACAAGGTACAAATGGTACACAAGGTACAACTGGTTCTCAGGGTGCTACGGGTACGCAGGGAACAACGGGAACTCAGGGAACAGATGGTACACAAGGAAGTCAAGGTATTCAAGGTATAAAGGGAGACACTGGTGATACAGGTACTCAGGGAGCTACTGGTACACAAGGAACAGATGGAACTCAAGGAACAGATGGAACACAAGGTACAACTGGTACACAAGGAACTACAGGTACTCAAGGTACAACAGGAACTCAAGGTGCAGACGGAACACAGGGTACAACAGGTACTCAAGGAACTACTGGAACACAAGGAGCTACTGGTACACAAGGAACAGATGGAACCCAAGGAACAGATGGAACACAAGGTACAACTGGTACACAAGGAACTACAGGTACTCAAGGAACCGATGGAACACAAGGGACAGACGGAACTCAAGGAACAACAGGAACTCAAGGTACACAGGGAACTATAGGTACACAAGGGGCTACAGGAACTCAAGGAGCTGTAGGAACTCAAGGTGCAGATGGTACACAAGGAGCTACGGGAACACAAGGAACTGATGGAGCTACTGGTACACAAGGAACAGATGGAACTCAGGGTACAACAGGTACTCAAGGAACTACAGGAACGCAAGGAACTACAGGTACTCAAGGAACAGATGGAACACAAGGTACAGATGGTACTCAAGGAACAGATGGTGCACAAGGAACTACTGGAACTCAAGGAACTACAGGTACACAGGGGGCACAAGGTATTCAAGGTATTAAAGGAGATACTGGTGATACTGGAAGCCAAGGTACAACAGGTACACAAGGAACAGATGGAACCCAAGGAACAACAGGAACTCAAGGTACAACTGGTACACAAGGAACAGATGGAACTCAAGGAACTACAGGTACACAAGGAACTACTGGAACTCAGGGAACTACAGGTACACAAGGTACAACAGGAACTCAAGGAGCTCAAGGTACTCAAGGACCTATAGGAACACAGGGAACCACAGGAACACAAGGTACAGATGGTACAGTTACAGGTGGTTCACAAGGTAATACAGGAGCTCAAGGTGCTCAAGGAACTACAGGTTATCGTGGAGGAACACCATGGACATTCGATACTTCTACCAGTGATTCAGACCCCGGTTCAGGGGATATTAGGTTTAACAATGCTACATTCAGTAGTGTTTCAAAAATATTTATAGACGACACCGACGAAGACGGTAACGACCAACAAGCGTGGATGAGGACATGGGATGATTCATCTAGTACAGTCGAAGGTGTTATAATCATACAGTCTGCTGATGGCAGTGATACATCATATGCATCGATGCAAGTAACAGGAGTTAGTGAGGCATCAGGTTATTTTAAGATAGATGTTACTCCATTAGTTGGCTCAGGCAATCCACCATTTAGTAATGGTGAAAGGATAGTTTTAGACTTTAGTAGAACTGGTGATAAAGGTACACAGGGAACTACTGGTACACAAGGAACAAATGGAACCCAAGGAACTACTGGTAATACGGGAGCTCAAGGTGCAACTGGTACTCAGGGAACAGACGGTGATACTGGTGCTCAAGGAGTTCAAGGTATTAAAGGAGATACTGGTGATACTGGAACCCAAGGTACAACAGGTACACAAGGAACAGATGGAACACAAGGAACCACAGGAACACAAGGTACAGATGGTACACAAGGTACAAATGGTACTCAAGGAACAGATGGAGCACAAGGAACTACAGGTACTCAAGGAAATAATGGAACTACTGGTTCTCAAGGAACTACGGGTACACAAGGAACTGACGGAAATACTGGTAATACAGGAAGCCAAGGAGCAACTGGTATCT